GTAGCAGTACTACTGATCGTGACAATACCACAGTAGGGACTAGTATTAATTAAAATATTATTTCCTTCAACAACAGATGTAACAATACCTGTTAATTTATTACCTGATCCAAAATACTCACCTGTTACAGTGACTCCGAGTGCTATAGTTTCCAGACGTTTCGTTCCATTTTGGAACAGCTCTACCGCTCCGCCTGGTTTAAAGTTTGCTAACTGATTACCATTGACATCAGTAATTTTTGTATCTGAATCTGATACTAATTTGAACGCAGATCCATCATAAGTTATGTGTGCATCATCAGCATCTCCAAAGTTCGCCTTGAGAGTCGCTGGTATCTTAAGTCCACCGTTAGATGCCTTGGTAATCTTTACACTACCATAGACTTCAAGAGCCTGAGTCGCTGTGGTAGTTCCAATACCAACGTTAGATGATGTGGTAATACCAGTGTCATTCTTTGTGAAATATCCAGTACCAAAACCAGCAACACCACCAGCGAAGTCAATCGCAACGTTAGTTATACCTGTGATTTTACCTTGATTATTGACTACAATCTGTGGAACTATTGTGGTATTACCATACGTTCCATCACTCGCACCAGTTAAATTAATTAATGCTCCACCATTACCATAAAATTCTGCAGCAGTAATGATACCAGTAGTGTTTACACTAGAATCACCCTGTAATGTGACAGCAACGTCTGCAAGAGTGGCCTTTGGAGCAGTAACCTGTGCAGAGTATGATAGTACAGACCAGTTCCCATCACCTACACCAACGATCCAGTCACCAGAATATACACTAGAGATGCCTGGGTTGGAATAGGTTGCAATACCAACGTCAACACCACCCTTGGCGACAATAAAATAGTCACCTGTTGTGATACCAGATGACGCAAGGGTTTGTCCTATACCTGTATATGCTCTTCCCTGTCCAACAACTGTCAGTGTAGTAACAACACCAGCAACTGCATCATAAAATCCTACAATGTTTAGGTTTGTACCAAGAGCATTGATCTGTGATTGTAAAACAGCAGCGCCTACATCAGTTGCAATACCAGTAAGTCCTGATCCATCACCTTGAAAAGCAGTCGCAGTAACAATACCACCAGCAACAAATCCAGACGCACCAACTACATCTGTAGTAAACCCAACGTCATTAGTAAACGATGATAGTACAGATGGTGTGTTTGTAAAATTATTATAGTCTAGGTAATATGATGGTGCTTGTCCATTGAGATTAAGAGAATTAGTCGAAATCCCAGCAGTAAGAGCAAAACCAGTAGTATTAGGCGCATTTAAAGTTAGACCGTCACCAATCGAATTATAAATCTCATTGAAGTTTGCGTTAACTTTAATGGCACCCTGCCTCAGGGTGTCACCTGTGCCGTCATTACTACTTTGCCCAGCATTTATTAACTGTTTCGACATTATCGGAGTCTTCTTATAGGGCTACACTATAGTATATTTAGACTATAGTTTAAATCCACTAAATTGGTTCTTCTTGATATCTTGTTTTATGCCACCAACAACATAAGATTCTACCTCTGTCTCCTGTGGTGCAACCTGTAGTCCCTTAGATGAGATCCAGTGTTGTGTCCAAGGTAGAGGGTTGTTTCTTAGTGGTTGATCGTAGATAGGATCTAACCCAAGAGCTTTCATTCTCTTGTTGGCAATCCACTCAACATACTGATTCAATAGTTTGTCGTTCAAACCAATCATAGAGCCCCCACTGAATAGGTATTCAGCCCATTCTTTTTCTTCCTCAACTGCGTTCTTAAACATACTAATTACATTACTTCTTTCTTCCTCTGCAATCTCTTGCATCTCTGGATCGTCACCATTCATCCAGTTCTTCATTATATTTTGAGTGAGAACTAGATGCTGGTTTTCATCCCTACTGATGAGGGATATAATTTTTGCCGATCCCTCCATAAGTTTAAGCTCTCCAAATGCAAACGAGCAAGCGAAGGAGACATAGAACCTAATTCCTTCAAGTATGTTAACATTTGCAACCGCTCTGTAGAGTTTTCTTTTGAGTTCATGTAATGCGAAATCCTTTGCTTGTGAGTTTTCCCATCCGTCTTTCCACAGATTACTTTGATCCCATTGATGGGCTTCATTTATAAATTCATCATATGCCCGAGTTACTGAATTTGCTCGGTCTAAAATTCTTTCATCATTGAGAATGGTATCGAATACTTCGGATGGGTCGGGATACACATTCTTGATAATATATGTATAGGATTTGGAGTGTATCATCTCCATAAACTGCCACACATTCATAGCACCTTCCAACTCTGGTAAGGCACAATAAGGTGCGAAAGCCATTCCAGGCCCACGACCTTGCACTGAGTCTAACAGTATTTGATACTTTAGATTAGATGTGAAGATGTGTTTCTGTTCTGGACGTAGAGATTGATAGTCTGCTCTATCCTTCTGTAAGGAAACCTCCTCTGGTCTCCAAAAATACCCTAGCATTTGAGTAGTAAGTCTGTCAAACACAGGGTATTTAAAAGAGTCGTACCTCTGTACACCCAGAGGTTTACCAAAAAACATTGGTTGTTTCCTAGTATCGACTTCTTCTGAATTAAAGACGGTCATGCCGTCAGGTTTAGATGGTGCAGCTGTCACACTCTTGCTCCTCTGATAGTTCTGTGAATAGTTTTTCTAATTGTGGTTTCACTTCTTCTACATCATCAACTTCATCAGATTTCATGTCGTAAGTATTCTGATAATAAGAGGTCTTCCAACCATATTTGTATGTGGCGAGAAGATCCTGTGCCATCACTGATATAGGCACTTCGTTATCAGGATACTGTGTGGGATTGTAACTCCAGTTACCACTGATGGCTTGATCAAAGAACTTCTGCATTACTGCAACTACTTTAATATATCCATCATTACCCTGCATTTCCCAGAGGAGGGTATAGTTATTCTTTAAATGTCCATAAGACGGAACCACTTGCTTAAGAGGTCCTTTCTTTGACTTCTTAATGGACAGGTAATCTCTAGGTGGTTCGATTCCATTTGTTGCATTTGACACAACGGAACTACTTTCTGATGGCATCTGTGCGGACAGTGTTGAGTGCCTGAGACCGTGTTCCAAGATAGATGCTCTAAGAGATTCCCAATCATGTGTCAAACCTTCCTGTGTGATTTCGTCTACGTCGCTCTTATATGTATCAATTGGAAGTATTCCATCAGAGTATTTTGTAGATCCAAAATCAGCACACTGGCCTTTCTCTTTTGCAAGTTGGTTAGAAGATCTCAACAAGTGGTATTGGAATGATTCAGTAAGTTTATGTACTGCATCCCAGGCACCTTGTGAGTCGTACTTATGTCCATTCTTAGCAAGATAATGTGCAAGACCAATGAAACCTATTCCAAGGGATCTACGACCCAATGTGGCAATCTCTGCTGCTCTTACAGGATAATCTTGATAGTCAATCAACTCCTCTAGAGATCTCACAGAGAGGTCACAGAGGTCTTCCAACTCTTCTAATCTAGTGATCTTACCTACATTGATGGCAGATAGGATACAGAGTGCAATCTCACCGTCTATGGCATCAATATGATTGATGGGTTCTGTAGGGAGAGTGATCTCTTGACAGAGGTTACTCATACTTACCTTGTCCTTGAAGGAAGAATGTTCATTACAGTGGTCAATATTCATGATATAGATACGACCTGTCTCTGCTCTCTCCTTAAGGAGGTTCATGATCAGTTCTTGAGCTCCAACTGTTCGCTTGGGGATTGATTCATCCAATTCGTAACGGCAATATAACTCATCAAACTCAGGGGTCCCAAAACTCTCAAACAAGTTAGGACAACTATGGGGAGAAAAAAGCGTGATTTCCTTATCTTCGATAAACCTTTCATAGAAAAGTTTCGAGATTTGGATTGAGTAGTCAAGTTTTCTGACACGATTGTCCTCCGTTCCTTTGTTGTTCTTTAAGACTAAGATGTCCTCTATTTCTTGGTGCCAGATGGGGAAGTGGACAGTCGCTGATCCACCTCTAATGCCATTTTGAGTGCAACATCTGACAGTTGCTTCAAACTTCTTGAGGAACGGTACAACACCTGTGTGTTGAACTTCTCCACCCCTGATTTTACTGTTGATCCCACGGATTCTGCCTGCGTTGATGCCGATACCAGCCCTCTGTGCGACATAACGACCAATGGCCATATCAGAAGTAAAAATACTATCCAAGGTGTCGTCAATATCAACGAGAACGCAAGACGCAAACTGCCGAATAGGCGTTCTAACACCTCCCATGATGGGAGTTGGGATGTTGATTTTGTGTCTGGAAATGGCATTGTAGTAACGTGTAACGTAATCTAGTCTACTCTCTTCGGGATACTCCGCAAAGATAGTCATAGCGATAAGTAAGTACATAAACTGAGGAGTCTCGTAGACTTCACCAGTGCTTCTGTCCTGTACTAAGTACTTATCAACAACTTGTCTTAGACCAGCATAGGTAAACATATAGTCTCTATCGTGATCTATGAGCTTATTTAATGATTCGATCTCTGACTTAGAATATTTTTTCAGTATATCCGCATCATATATTCCCTTATCGACTCCTCGTGTGATTTGATCTATCAATGTAGGGAGTTCATGAATTCTACCATAAAGATTCTTTCTAAGTCCAAAGAGAAGAAGTCTAGCAGCAACATATTGATAGTTTGGTGCATCTAAATCTATTAGATCACTTGCTGACTTGACTAAGATTCCTTGAATATCAGCGGTAGACATACCATCATAGAACTGTATACCTGATTGTATCTCTACTTGACTCGCAGAGACCCCTGCAAGACCGTCAC